GTGTTTCGAGGAGGTGACCAACTGGAGTACCCCCGATGCCATCAATAGGCTGCGCGGCACTCTCCGATCCAGCGCGGGAGTGACGCCAGAATTAATAATGACCGGCAATCCTGGCGGCAGTGGACACTGCGTTCCGTATGGCCTTGTCCGGACGCCCACCGGCTGGACGGATATCAAGGACTTGAAGGTCGGAGATGCCGTAATGACGGTGACCCCGTACGGCGAGATCAAGGCCTCCCGTGTCAGCCAGACCCACAAGCGGCATTACAGCGGTCCGATGATGACCCTTGCCCAGGACGACATGAGCATGGTGTTCACGCCCAACCACAAGATCGCGGTTGTTGGGCCGGACGGGAAGATCTCTCTCGTTGCCTTCAATGAGATGCCGGATGAGTTCACGATTCCCAGGAGCCTGTTCTTCGATGGCACCCGTCTCAAGATGGACCAATATCTCAGGGATGACCTGGAACTCACCACCGCTGCCCTGGAGACGTATGACTACGAGGGGGATGTCTACTGCATCGGGGTCCAGGAAACGCACAGCTTCATTCTTCAGCAAGACGGTTCGGTCTGGGTCAGTGGGAACTCCTGGGTCAAGGCGAGATACATCTCTCCCGCGCCCCAGGGCTGGACGCCGATCAAGGACGAGGAAACCGGGGAGTTTCGGATCTATATCCCGTCCAGGCTGACGGACAATTCCGCGATGATGAAGAACGACCCGACCTACGCCAACCGGCTGCGCGGGACGGGATCGGCAACTCTGGTCAACGCCTGGCTGAATGGCGACTGGGATATCGTTGCCGGCGGATTCTTCGACGATTTGATCATCCCGAGCAGACACTTCCTCCAGCCCTTCTCCATCCCGGCGGGATGGAGCTGGCGCCGCTCGTTCGACTGGGGCAGCGCCGCCCCGGCATGGCTTGGGATATGGGCCGTGTCGGACGGCAACCCAGTCTCTCAACTGGATGGTTTCGTGTTTCCCAGGGGCTCCCTGATCCTGGTCAAGGAGTGGTATACCTGTGCCAAGACCAAGTCTGGAGACATCATCCCCAACGACGGCCTGCGCCTGACCAATCTCGCGCTGGGGAAGGGTATCGCGGAGCGTTCCCTGGGCCATCGGTTCTCTGGATGTGTCGCAGATCCATCGATTTACTCAAAGCTCGGTAGAGAAAGCATCTACGACGAGATGCGCAAGGGCGCCAAAGAGGCCGGTCACAACCTGATCATGGCTCCGGCAGACAACAACAGAGTCGCCGGTTGGCAGAAGATGCGCGACATGCTGGAGAGTTCCAGTCAAGAGAGGCCGGAACGTCCTGGCCTGTGGGTATTCGAGAGTTGCGTTCATTGGTTGAGAACGGTGCCCGTCATGCAGAGATCTGACAATGATTTCGACGAGCTTGATACAACCCAGGAAGATCACTGCGCTGATGGCACCCGTTACGCGTGCATGACTGGCTCAAGGACGCTAAAGATAGGGGATCTGGTCGGGAGATGAGTCCGAACTTGGGACAAGTTCCGATCCGGGAAGATCTTCAGGTCGCCAGTGGAAGAAGACTAGGTCTATGATTTCTCGACCGAAAACCCGGAGGACATCATGATCACCGTGGATCTTGAGCAGATCGGATACATCAAAAGCGCGTGCGGCAGGACCACGACCTATCTGTTCGCCGTCCCGCCCCATGTCTCGACCCTGACCTTCAGCCGCTTCAGCGACAGCATCATCTGCTGTCTTTTCCGGAAAAGCCGCCAAGCCGTCGAAGTTACCCTGCTTGCTGGAGAGAGGGAGGATTTCTTCGTCGACTTCGAAGCTTCGTTCGTCCCTGACGTTTTCGGGGAGGTCTCGGGAAGCACCATGCTCGGCACCTTTATCGGGGCCTGGGACGACAACCGGGAAACGGATCTCCCGCATATTGTCAAGAAAGTAGACTACGCGGAAATCACCAAGCAGATCAGCACAGGGTCTATGTCATGATTGCCTCAAGGAAAAGCCTGATCACGGTGTCGACCATCGATTGTGCGTTGCGCATGTGGCTCAACGAGGCGGTTACCTGCGGTGGCACGCACGGGTCTGGAGCCGTCTTCTGCCCCACGGAAAAGCAGCGTGACGATTACCTGGTCCGGGCCAACGCCGTCCTGCCCGCTCACGAGAGAACCCGTATCTTCCATGGCCCGATCACCTACCGGCTGGCCTCAAACGCCAGTCTGTCCATTCATGTGGTCAAGGATCTCCAGGAAGCCGCAGGGATGGTAGAGACCTGGCCTTTCGTCATCATAGACGATCCCATGTCGTGGATAGAGCCTCGGTTCCTGCGTTTCCTGACCACTCGGCTCAAGCCTCGCTTCCGGACCAGGATGACCCTTGTCACGGTCGGCAGCCCGCTTAATCCGGACTCCGTGCCAACGCCACAGTTTGACGACGGCGTTGCTCCCAGGGAGATCGACTATTCTGCCATCACCCGGTCCCTAGCCTGACCCATGGCCATGCTCAACAGAACCGTCGTGGTCCAGGGCCGCGAGTACAAGGTTCCCATCACCTACGCCTTCGAGGGCGGCTACTACGTGTTCAGCGCGCCCTCCTACAAGCTCACGGTTTCCCGGCAGGTACGAACGGCTGCCTGGAAAGAGTTCGACGGCCGGCTGAAGGATGCCGTCCTTCTCGCGATCCAAACCCGCCTGTGATTCCCGACCCCGTTTGACGCCACCGCCCCACCACCCCACCGGCCCCTCGGTTATCCCGCGGGGCCTTTTGATGTGCCTGATTTGCTCGGGCGCAGCAGGAAGAACCATGCCTATAACGGATTTGCATCCGTCTTACATCGAAAGACAGATCGAGTGGCAGATGATCACGGATTGCCTCGGCGGCCGACGGGCCATGATTCGCGCCGGTGAGAGTTATGTGCCGAAACTGACCGGCCACAAGAACGAGATCGAGTACCGGGATTACCTGAACCGCGGGAGCTGGTATGGCGCTCTCGCCAAGACGGCCACCGCTTTCATCGGTCAGATCTACAGAAAGGTCCCGATCGTGACTCTGGCCGGACGCTTGCAGGCGAGGGAGGAGAACATCACCAATACCGGCGACTCCATCCACACCTTCACCAAGAACGCCACCTTCGACGTTCTGACGAAGGGGCGCTACGGCATGTTGATCGATGTCGAGGAAGACGCCGGAGACCGCACCCGGACGCCGATCCCGTTCATCGCCGGGTATTCCGCCGAGTCGATCCGCAACTGGCGCTTCCGCTTGGTCAACGGCAGCCGTGTCCTCGATCAGGTCATCCTGGAGGAGTCGGTCGACTATCCGGCCCCGGATGGCTTCGGCTCCATCTTCAAACCGCGCTTCCGGGTTCTCGAACTCGACTCGGAGGGCTACTACTCCGTTCGCTTCTTTGGCAACAACGGCGCCGGCATGTTCGTCCAGATGGGCGGCGCCGTGCGACCACCGCTCAGGATCGGCGGCAAACCGATCAGGTACATCCCGTTCATCTTCATGGGGCCGCGCAACCAGCGGCCGGAACCGGAGCAGCCGCCGATGCTCGCCATGGCGGAGGCCAATGTCGCCCATTGGCGCTTCAGTGTAGATGTCAACGCGGGCCTTCATAAAACGGCCTTTCCGGTGCCTTGGATCCAGGGTGTCGATGCAGACGACCAACACAAGTTCGTCATCTCGGAAAGCATCATCTGGCTTCTCCCGGCTGGAGCCAGCGCCGAATACCTGGAGTTCCACGGCGACGGGCTGGGGGCACTGGAGCGCGCCCTCGACCGCACGGACCGGCACATGGGCAAACTCGGCGCCCAAATGCTGGAAGATAAGAAGAAGGCCACGGAAACGGCGGAAGCCCTCAACACGCGCTCCAGCGGGGAGACGGCGTCCCTGGCAGATATCGCCATGTCGTGCTCTGAAGCCTACACCAACGCCCTTCGGATCATGGCGACCCTGGTCGATGAGGATCCGGAGAAATTCCAATGCACCCTCAACACGGACTTCGAGGCGGGCGGCATGACCAGCCAGGATCTCCTCGGACTGGTGACGGCCAAGAGAGAGGGCCTGCTTACCATGGAGGACTATGCCTGGAACCTGATGCGCGGCGAGTTGGTCCAGCCGGGCCGCAGCCTTGAGGAACTGGTCGATGCCCTGGAGAAGGAGAAGCCCATGCTTATCGGCCTGCCCGGAACGGCGACGGCCACTGGTCAGACGGCGGCCGGCCAGACCGTCGGCGGGGCGGGAAAACCGAATGCGTCTCCTGGAGCCAACAAACCGATGATGAGACAGCCGGGGGGCGTCCAGACCGGCGTCAAGGCTCCCCGCAGAGACAACCAGCGGGGTTGACCGCGATGTATTCTGACGACGAAGTCAGACAAAAGGGGGCGCGCAAGCGCTCCCTCTCCGTTCTCGGCAAACCAACCAGCATTGCCATCTCCGATGCGATGTGGGCTGAACTGAGGGCCGTGGCGTCCAGGGACAGGATCAGCGCCAATCAGCTCGTCAGCCGGATTCGGTCCGGCAGCCACGGCAATCTCGGCCTCGCCATCCGGCTCTACATCGTCAACCGGCGGATGGAAGGCTAAGCCGCCGGAAAATCCGGCCTGCATGCCAGCGTGAAGATGGACAGGCCAGCACTTATCCTGTTTCATCCGGTTCGGGAAAGAAAACAACAACCGGAGACAACCACTGATGATCACCCAAGACTCTCACAACACCTCTGACAGAAGCCCCCACAGCCCCCCTCACAGCGCTTCAGCAAGCCTTCCCAGTTCTTCCCTGCCACAGCATTTGAATACCTCCCTGTACCGGACGCTCCATGCGCTGGGCCTGTTCCGGTCCCTTCGCGCCGTATCCCGCCGCGTCTACCGGTTCCGGAAACAGCGGCAGGCCTTGCGTGGCCGGGGCCTCGTTCCGGAGCAGCACCTCACGGCAACCTATGTCGAAGCCATCACGATCCTGAGGGAAAAACTCGGTCCCAGGATAGGAGATTATCTCGAATTCGGCGTGTGCCATGGATCCAGCATGGCTTGCATGCACGACGCCCTGATCCTAACCGGAACCGAGATGACCAGGAAGTTTGGGTTCGATAGCTTCCAGGGTCTGCCGCCGGAAGCGGACCACCAGGACCTCGGCTTTTTCAGCGAAGGCCAATTCGACAGCGACGTCAGGTTCACCAGAAACCTGCTGAACCAACGCGGCATCGACTGGAAAGAGACGTTCCTGATCGAGGGATGGTTCAAAGATACCTGCACGCCGGCCATGGCTCGGGAATGCCACATCCGCAAGGTCGGCATCGTGATGATAGACTGCGATATCTACACGGCGGCCAAGGAAGCCTTGGATTTCGCGGGGCCGCTCCTGGCGGAATGGTCCGTCATCGTCTTCGACGACTGGAACTCCGGGGACCTGGCGGCCAAGAACCTCGGGGAGAAGAAAGCGTTCCTCGAGTTCATGGAAGAAAACAAAAGCCGCTTCGAGGCAGATCAACTGCCATCCCTCTATCCCAGTTCTGCCGTGTTCCTGATGAAAAGGATAGGGTCTCCAGGAACCGCAGATCGACAGGGAAAGGATGCCTCCTGATGTTCAAGCAAATCCAGGGTTCCGGAAGCCTTGGAACGAAAGCGTCCGAGCAGGTCTATCGGGTGCTCGATCGTCTCCACCTGCTTGAACCCCTGCGCCGGATATCCCGCCGCCGCTACCTTCGCCGGATGCATCGCTGCGCCCTGGTCGATCGCAAGGGCCTCGTGCCGGAAAAGGAACTGACGAGATGCATGATCAACGCGATCGAGGTGCTGCGGAGACTGAGGACGGACGTTCCAGGCACGGACAAGTACATCGGGGACTACCTGGAGTTCGGGGTCTGTTTCGGGTCTTCGATGGCCTGCATGCACGATGCCTTGACGGAAACCGGAGAGAGCGCCGTCAGGTTGTTCGGCTTCGACAGCTTCGAGGGACTGCCGGAAGAAGCTTCCGGCCAGGACGGCGACCTGTGGACTCCCGGCCAGCTCGCCTCTCCGATAGAGTTCGCCAGCCAACTGATGACCCGGCGTGGGGTGGATTGGAAACGGACGTTCCTGATCCGGGGATGGTTTTCCCAAACCCTGACCAAGGATCTGGTCTGGCAATTCAGGATCGGCAACGTCGGAATCGTCATGATCGACAGCGATCTGTACATCTCTGCCAAGCAGGCGCTCACTTTCGTGGCCCCGCTGCTGGCCTCCCATTCCATCATCATGTTCGATGACTGGAAATGCGGCGGCCTGGACGAAAGAAACCTCGGGGAGAAGAAAGCGTTCGACGAGTTCATGGAAGAAAACCCAGACTTCAAGAGCGAGCCGCTCGAGCCCTATTCTGAAAATTCCATGGTGTTCCTGATGACCAGAACACTGCCGGCCTGATGACCGCCAATTCCGATCTCCGGGACGAGGCTATAAAATTAGGTCTCGTCCTGGATGCTCTGGCTCAAAACAGCTTCGGCATCGTGATGGACCGGCTGATGCAACTAAGCGACGACCTTGCCATGCTGGTGGTCAAGCTCGACCCGACCGCTGTGATCCGGGATGCCAACCGACGCGCTCGCCTGGAAATCCTGGTAGATCAGGCCAACCGGGTGATCTCAGAAGCCTACGACGAGATCGAGTCCCAGGTCTCCGGCGATTTGGACGACGTGGCCGAACTTTCCCAGGACAGCCTGTCCGAGTTGCTGGCCCTGCTGCTCCTGATCAAGGGGCTGTCCCGCAAACTGGACGATGACGCCCTTGCCGCCGCGCGCCGGGATACGCTGGTGTCCGGTGCTTCCATCGAGGACTGGTGGCAGCGCCAGAGCGTCGACATGCAGTTCAGGACAGCGCGCGCCCTGCAAGACGCGATGCGCCTGTCCCAGATCGGCAAGGAGCCTGGGACAGGAGACCTGGTCAATGCCATTCGGGATACCGGTCCCGGAAGCCTGTTCACCGCAGCGCCGCGCAACGCCGAGGGACTGATCCGCAGCGCCCATCACGCGGTCGCCAACCGGGTTCGTTTCGAGACGGCGATCCGCCATCCGGAATTGTTTCGCGCCCTGGCACATCTATCTGTACTTGACATAAATACTTCCGATATTTGTCGGTCTAGGTCCGGGCTGCTGTGGACCCTGGACGGAACTCCGATTGGCCATAGCAAGGTTTTTATTCTTCCTCCTCTCCATTACAATTGCAGGTCGCATATCATACCAGTGCTACACGCTTTCAAGGATTTCCCGCCGCGTCTTCAGCGTCGGATCGATCCGGATGACTTCGACGGTCGGACAGCGGATAGCCCTGACCTCAAAAAATGGTTAGAACAGAGAAGGAGAGAACGGGACCAAGGTCCCACAGACTATTCAGGTGCTCGAAAGGAGTTAGGCCTATAAGGTTGATCCCTTAACCTGGGCAGGAAAGGCCATGAGAAAAAAAGCGATGCTGATAGCCGAGGGGTGGAATGAATACCGGGAACGCGTCATTCCGTCCGACGCCCACGAAAGTCAAGTGATCGGGAGTAAGAGAGCGTTCTACGCCGGTGCCCAATCCCTGCTCAGCAACATCCTCACTATGCTCGATCCCGGAGAGGAACCCTCTGAGAATGATCTTGCCATGATGGATGACCTGGAATCCGAGATTGTCCAGTACTGCCTCGACGTGCTCGAGGGTAAAGAGTGATTCCTGAAGCAAAAGGATCGTTTTCGTTCCTATCGTTTCTGCCACCGGAGTTTTCTTCATGAGTGACGACCACATGAGCGGCTATGCGACCAGCCCGCTTTCCCAACAACAGCCGGCGGAAGGACGCCAGGATTTGACAGAGCAGACGGTCGTCAACCTTAACGAGGTCAGGGCCATCCGCACCGGCAATTCGACCCTGTGGTCTCCAAAAGAAGCGGCGGAAAAACTTCTCAGGGATATCAGGGAAGGAAAGAGAAACCCGACCGTGATGTATATCTGTGTGTCCGAGGATGCCGGGGATAGGCAGAAAATCTACCATTACTGCGCTGGGGGGACTAACATGGAATACCTCGGCTTGCTGCACTATCACATCTCAGACCTGGCTCGGGACGGGGAATGAGCCTATGGTCGAACACTTTGTTGGCCCAGGGGAAATTCGATGGGGAGCTTCATCGTCACCATTGACACCGAAGGGGACGACCTCTGGAGCGGCCCCAGGGAAATCACGACGCGGAATGCCCTCTACCTTCCCCGGTTCCAGCGACTTTGTGAGCGCTTCTCCCTGAGGCCGACCTATCTCGTCAACTATGAGATGGCGATCTCCCCGGCTTTCGTCGAATTCGGGAGAGACGTTCAGGCCCGCGGCAAGGGAGAGATCGGCATGCACCTGCATGCCTGGAACTCCCCGCCCATAGAGAGGCTGACGGGCGATGACAACCAGCACAAACCATTCCTGATCGAATATCCGGCAAAGGCGCTGCGGGCCAAGGTCGATTTCATGACCAAGCTGCTGGCCGATGTCTTCGGAACCCAAATCACCAGCCATCGCTCTGGGCGCTGGGCCATGAACGCGCAGTATGCCCGCACGCTCATGGAATATGGCTACCTGACGGACTGTTCCGTCACCCCGTATGTGGATTGGCGCAGGACGCTGGGAGACCCGGTCTCTTCTGGCGGCAGCGACTATCGGGACTTCCCGACAGAACCCTATTTCATCGATCCGGAAGACATCAGCCGTCCTGGCAGTTCCTCCTTGCTGGAAGTGCCCATGACGATTTCGAAGCGCTGTCCTATCTCATTCCGGCCGCTGGTCCGAGCCATCCTGTCCCGCTCCGGGATGGCGCGCACCGTGATCAGCCGGATACTGAGAAACCAGTGGCTGAGACCCAACGGCTGCAACCGTGCCGCCATGATTTCCCAGGTGGAGGAAGCGGCGGCGGCTGGAGCGTCCCATGTCGAGTTTATGCTTCATTCGTCCGAGTTCTTACCGGCCGGTAGTCCGACCTTCCCAGATTCGGAATCTATCGAGAGGCTCTACGGCGACCTGGAAGCGCTGTTCGAGCGCGCAAGCACCCTGTTCACCGGTGTGACGTTGACGGAGTTCCGCCACGCGTTCGATCCCCCTCCGCGTGTCTTCGAGCAGGCCATGGGTAAAAGAGATGGCGCAGAACCGCGAAAGTCAGATCTTCCGTGTCAATTCCGCTCAAATGAGATCGCCTTGAGGGAAAGTCCTTGCACCGAAAGCAATATGACGGTATAGAACACCCCGTATAGCTCCGTTCAAAACAGATCGTCGAACGGAAACCTAGCACCGCCGTTCCAGCCCCAGCCCATCCGGACAGAGCCCTTGGCTCACCGGCATCGGGCGACGGGGCTTTTTTTGTGCCCGCGCCTTGACAGAGGTCCGGCCGAAGAACGGCGCTGGAACCAGCGGCCCACGGGCCGATACCCCACCCCCAAGAGTCCAGCATCCGCGCCGCGAAGCAGAGCCTAGCATGAGCCGGGTGGCTGGCGACGACCGGAGGTCGTTTCCCATGGCTGTAGATAATCCGCGTCCCCTTCCCTACGTCACCGAAGAACTGGACAAGATCCCGGAATCCCTTAGAGACTATTACGCTGAACAGGATGACGGAAAGAGTTTCCGTCTCATGGTCAACGATGTCGTGCCCAAGGAAACCTTCCAGGAATTCAGGACCAACAACACGAACCTGAATAAGGAAAAGGCTGAACTTGAGCGGCAGATGACCGTCTACCGGACGATCAACGAAGACGCCGACAAGCTCCGCCAGGAATATGAGGAACTCGGCAAGCTTCGCCAGCGGGTCAAGGACAAGGATCTGATCGCCCAGACCGACTTCGAGAAGGCGGTCGAGATGAGAACCTCGGAAATGAAGTCCGCCAGCGAAGGCCAGATACGGGCTCTTTCCGAAGCGCTCAATCGAACCATCGCGGAACGGGATGGAGCCATCAAGGAAAACGAACAGATCATCATCTCCAGGGCAATTACCGATGCGGCCCTGGCCGCCGGTGCCGTTCCCGGCGCGATCCCGGATATCCTGGATCGCTCAATTCGAGAGGGGTGGGTGCTGAGCGATAAAAAATTACCGATCATGATGAGGAACGGGACTCAGGTGTTTGGAGAAAACGGGGTTGATCCCTTGACGCCCAAAGAATGGGCCACCCGTTCCCTTCGCGATATGGCGCCCTGGTTCTTCAACCAGGCGTCCGGGACTGCGGCTACCGGTTCGAACACTTCGGGCGGAACCATCAATCCCTGGACAAAGGACAACTGGAACATCACGGAACAGTCCAAGTACATCATGAAGGAAGGCATGGCGAAAGCCGAGATGATGGCGAACGGCGCCGGTTCCACCGTTCACGCGATCCATCCCCCGAAGTCCGCCTAATCCTTCTTTCTGACGAGCAACCAAACGTTCCCCACGGATCGATGGCCCGCCGCAGCCACCATGGCTGGGCGGTAACCAGTGAGCCGTCTCTTCGAGGCCCGGCGCCGGAGGCGCCGGGCAGCAGCCCGGTGGGCTGTATTCCACCGCATTTCCCGTCGGCCAGCAGACGCCTGGTCCGAGTCACAGATCATCCCACCGAGGAATCGAGATGGCATCGACGAGACTATCGAACATAATTGTGCCGGAGCGCTGGGTCCCCTACGTTGTACAGAGGACCGCTGAACTCTCGCAATTGTGGACTTCCGGTATTGTGCAGCCCGTCACGGACCTGAACGGTTTCGTCAGCGACGGCGGCAATACACTCAACATGCCGTTCTGGCAGGACCTCTCCGGTCAGTCGGAAGTGCTGTCCGCCACCGGCGCCGCCCTGAGCGTCAATCCGATCACCAGCGCCCAGGACCAGTCCGTCGTCATGGCCCGTGGTAAGGCATGGGGCGTAAACGAGTTGGCCGCCGCCCTCAGCGGTAGTGATCCGGCCTCTGTGATCGGGGATCTTGTTGCCGCATGGTGGGCACGGGACATGCAGTTGACCCTCAAGTCGATTTTGACCGGGGTTTTTGCAGCCGCGTCGATGTCTGGCAACGTGCATGATGTCTCTGGGGTTGCTAACGGTCAGGCCATTACCGCCGTTGGCTACCTCGATGCCATCCAAAAGCTCGGTGACGCCAAGGATCGCGTCGCTGCCGTCCTCCTGCACTCAGCGGTAGAAAATCAACTTGCCAAGCTCAACATGATCGACTACGTCACCTTCTCGGACAGCGCCGTCCGGGTGCCGTTCCTGATGGGCAAGCGCGTGATTGTGGACGATGGCGTCACTGTAACCGGAAGTGGCGCCACAGCCGTATATGATACGATCCTCTTCGGAGAAGGTGCAATTGGATATGCCGATGGGACCGGCACGAAGCTAACAGAAGTTGAAACTGACAGGGATTCACTCGCAGGAGAGGATTATGTCATCAACAGGAGACACTTCGTGTTGCACCCCCGTGGCGTTCGCTACATCGGTGCGGCCATTGGCGGCGGTCCAGATAACACGGTGCTCGCAACTGGCGCTTCGTGGAGCCGTGTCTATGAAAATAAGGCGATCAGGATGGTGCTGTACCGCCATAGGTTGACCAGCGCGGCATCGTAAGGGTTGCGGCAGCGCTGGGATCCCCCGGCCCTGCTTCCTTCCATCCAGCCGGTCAGGAGATCACTACCATGAGTGCGACCAGCTTTAACCGCGCCCGCCGTCAGGCTGAGGCGCTGTCAGACGCCAAGGCCAGGGACGACGAGGCCCAGAACAAGCCGCTCAATCAGAAAATGAGCGTCGAGGAACTGAACGCCTTTGCCAGGGATCAGCTTCCGGACATGGCGTCGCCGCCCTATCCGGATATCCGCAAGCTGGTCAATATCCCGTCCGGTTCGGACCGGGAGCGGGAAATCGCCGCCGCAAAGGAATCGGAACTTAACAAACTTCGTGTTCTCTCAGATGCCGCCCGCAACGAGTTGCAGAACGCCCATCTCCGGGACGACAAGGTCAAGGCCATCCCCGACCACGACGAGGCCGGTCAGGACCGCTCCACCGAGGGCATGAAGTCTCTCCAGGAGGAAGCGTACAAGGACTACGAGGATCCGCGGGCACCCCAGCACGACGGCCGTATCCGCGCCACGGAACCCTACGAGGACCGTCCGGACGCAGATACCAGCGTCTCGAAAAACTCCCGCACCAAGCCGACCAAGCTGGTGGAGGACGACAAGCCGGAGACGGTCGGCAAGATCGCGGACAAGCACGAGAGCCGGATCGTGCCGACGGCGGAGACATTCGAGGCGACGGAAGAGAACGCCAAGGCCCGCAAGGCCGAGAAGGCCGCTTCCAGCCCGCCATCCAAGTCTGAGTCCAAGACAGACGCCCGGTCGGAATCCAAGCCGGAACCGAAGCCGGTTGAAACTCCAAAGGTGGCGGCCAGCGCGTCGGAAGCCAACAAGGAGGCGGCGACCAAGCCAGTCGATGCACCCAAGGCGCAGCCGACTCCGGTCCCCGGCACCGTATCGAAGGATAAGTGATGATGGCCGATCCTGACAACGAACCGGCAGTACCGGAGCCCCAGCCGGAGCCGGAGCCGGAGCCACAGCCGGAGCCGACCCGTACGGAACCCAGCCCGCCGCCGCCCATCGTGACGCCGCCCCAGGCGCCGCAGCGCACCGTCGGCGGTGTCCATGACCTGAGCGACCATCCCGCCGTTCTTGCCGGGCAGGTCCTCAACACCGGGGACACCGTTTACAACCGGGATCCCAACGCCCCCGCCTTCAACCGGCCGGTCCTCATCGATGAGGGTACGGCGGAACGGACCACGACCACGAGCAATCCGGCCAAGCGCACGGTCAAGGGCAAGACCAAGAGTGACGGTGCCGGCCCAGAAAGCTGAGGCTGTCGCCAATGTCGGAGGATCTCAGTCGAATGCTGGCTCGGCTGATCGAGTCAAGTGAGATCGAGAGCGCCAGCGTAACGGTCGTTCTAAAATCCAAAGCCCCGCCGTCCCCCGATACGGAACCGGTCTGCACCTTTAGGATCGGACCGGTTTCCCCCAAGGAATAGCACCCCATGCTCGTTTTGACAGCAGACCAGCAGGTCACGCTGACCGCCGTCTATACGGACAAGTACGGCAACACCGCCCCGATCGACGGCCAGCCGACCTGGGAAACCAGCGTCGACGGCATCGTCGTCGTCAAGCCCGCGGAAGACGCCATGTCGGCCGAGGTCATCACAGTCGGGCCGATCGGGCAGGTTCAGGTTCGCGCCATCGCAGACGCCTTGCCCGGCGCTTCTGAAAAACTGATCATCGGTATCCTCGATATCGAAGTTGCCGGGGGCGAAGCCCGCATTGTTACGCTCAATGCTGGCACCGCGATCTCCAAGGACGATGCGCCCGAAGAAGGTCCGACCGACGAGGATGTCGTCCCGCTCTCAGAGTCCGTGGAGCCTGCCGACCAGCCCTCAGAAACCCCCTGATGGTTGCCCGACGGACTTCGTCAGCCGGAAGCCGCTACGCAGCGGCGGCAGAGTCGAGCCGGGAAGCGAGAGGGAACCGCCTGCGCCGCGCCGGATGGCAGCCGGGGGAAGCCTATCCCCACGTGGACAGCCAGGCCGCAGACGTTGAGCCGGGCAGCCCTTCAAGCTTTTCTTCCGAGTTTTCCACGGAGTTCATCTGATGGCCATTGATACCATCGCCGGTCTTAAGGCCAAGATGCCGGTCGCAACGCCGGGCGGCACCACGGTCGCCGATATCTACGATCTGATCGACACGATGGAGGACCTGACCTCCCAGCAGGTTCTCGCCAAGACGGCGAGCTATACCGCAGCCTTGGCCGACAATCGCCGCCGCATCACCTTCAATTCCGCGACCGCCGTCACTCTGACCCTGCCCAACTCCGTGCCGGTCGGTTGGGAATGCGTCATCATGCAGCTCGGCGCCGGGGCCGTGACGGTAGCCGTGACCGGCGGAAATCTTCGCCACCTGAACACCCACGTCAAGACCGGCGGGCTCTATGCCCAGGCCTATCTGTTCGTCTACGCCAATCCCGGATCGGCACCGGAAGTCGCGTTCTCCGGGCAGACCTCGACATGATGCCGGGATGCGCGCTTATCGCCACCAACGATCCACCGGTCAATGTCTCTACCTTCAATACCGGCGGCGGAGACGGCGCCTACAGCTTCGATCCGGATGCCAGGACCATTTCCGTCGCCTATGGCACGACGGCAACCAATATCCGGGGAAGCCATCCAACCATCATCGGAAATCGCTACCGCATCTCCTGGACATACAGTGGAGCCACCGGGACCCAGGCCTATTTCGGCACGAGCGTCGGCAACATCCAGTATCGCCATGCGGTTGCCGGAGACAGTTTCTTCGACGTGACCGCCACCGCGCCGGTTCTTTACATCACATTCTCCCGCCCTTCCGCCGGGACGACCGTCGTCTCGAATATCGTCGCCCAGACCATTCAGGGCGTCACCTGGGTCGACACGGCGGCTGTCACACCCGCCGGATGGACGAATATCAGCGCCGGTGTCACCGTCGACGGGACCACCGGGGCGATCACGATCGCGGCGACCGGCACGAACATCTCCGCCCGCCAGCAGCTTACCACCGTCGCCGGGACCCTCTACCGGGTCAGATGGGTCAACACCGGCAATTCGACCCAGTGCGTCATCGGTAGCACGAGCGGCGGCAACCAGATGAAGACGGCGACTTTCAGCGACGCCATCGGAAGCCTAACCTACGAATTCCGGGCGACCAACACGACAACCTGGTTGCAATACCAGCGGTCCGCTGCCGGAACGGCAGTCGTATCCAACATATTCCTCCAGGTCACGGCTTGACTTCTCCAAGTAAAAGACTCGTTTAAAAAGTATAATCACCTCTATTATTTAAAACTGTCTCCGATCCATTTGTCGCGACTCGGACCCACCTTGCATCAGTCGGAGTCTCCTGATGGCGATCGATACCATTGCCGGGCTAAAGGCCAAGATGCCGCTGGCGACAGCCTCCGGCACCTCGGTCTCAGATATCCACGACTTGATAGATACCTTCGAGGATAGAACCACACAGTCCCTCATTCCGGTCACCGCCGCCTATAGCGTCTCCCTGCTGGACAACCGGCGCAAGGTCGTCGTCAGTGCCGCCGCCGCCGTGACCGTTACCCTCCCCTCCAACACTCCGGCCGGCTTCGAGCTGATGGTCGTCCAGACCGGCCTTGGCGCCGCCGTCGTCGCCGCCACCGGCGGCACCGTCCTGTCCAGGGACAACCACACCCGCACCGCCGGACAGAACGCCGTCGCGTATCTGTTCTGCGTTTCCAACGCCGGGACCGCTCCCCAGGTCATCCTGACCGGCGATACCGCACCATGATGCTCGGAGGCGCCGTCGCCGCCCGCCGACGGCAAACCGCCGCGATCGTGCGGGTGGCGGCGGCCGAGCTTCCGGCCAACCGGGTCTACCAAAGATCCTCCGGCGTCTCCCTCGTTCCCCTGTCCGGCACCTATACCGGTGCGGCCAGCGCCGTATCCGCTCGCGTGATCGACGCCGTCACCAGTGTCGAGGCCAAGACCTGGACGACCGTCGCCGCCGCTCCAACCGGCAATACCTGGTCGGGCACCCTCAGCGTGCCGCAGGGCGGCTGGTACAGGATCCAGTATCGCCTCGCGGCGGAGACGACCGCCATTTACACCGCCGTCAACCAGTTCGGCGTCGGTGATATCTGGATGTTCGCCGGGCAGTCCCAGCAAGCCCGCATGTCTACCCTCTCCAGTTTCCCACCCACCCCGGATACCCGAACCGTCTATTTCATCTCCGGGACCACCTGGACCGTCCCCGGCGTCACCGCCGGCACGAACGGCAACGGCGCCATCACCTTTCTCAATCGCATGAGAGCCACCACGACCGTGCCGCAGGCCTGCATCCAGGTCAGTGTTGAGGGAACGGCGATCTCTGACTGGGAAGTGTCCGACGCGGCCTACACCACGGCGATCTCCCGTCTGACCAGCGTCGGGGAAATCGCCGGAGTCTTGTGGCACCAGGGAACCTCAGACGTCGGCGTCACAACCAAGGCCAATTACAAAACCCGGCTGGCGGCGCTGAAATCCGGCTTGCAGTCCGCCGCGGCGATCCAGCGGTTCGCGGTCTATCCGCTGATGCACCAGACCACCGCCGCCGACACCGATGCCCAGATCCAGGAGATCAGGCAGGCGCACTACGAATATATCGCGGAAAATCCAGGAACCGTAAACCTGGGATGGCGTCCGGACATCTCGATGGCCGACGATGTCCATCAGACCGCCTCCGGGTCTGAACAGATCGGAACGACCTATGCCCACTCCCTGCTATTTTCCATGGGAGAGGTCAATACCAACAGCCTTGGGCCGATCATCACTGGTGTCACGCGGGCAGGGCCGACCGTCACCCTGGCCGTCCAGCACCGCTCCGGCACTGCCCTCAAGATCAACGCGGGGACCCAGGCGACCGGCTTCCAGGTCTACCCGCGCGGCGCGCTCCAGAGCGACGCCACGGCCCTGGCGATCTCCAGCATTGTCCTGAACACCAACACGATCGACATCGCCCTGGCGGCTGATCCCTCAAGCGCTGTTGATGTCTATTATCAGTGGGGCCGGTTCGACCAGACATCCACCGTCTATGACAACACGACCTTCCAGGAACTCACGACCGGAAACGCGATGCAGCCGCTGATGCTGCCGGTCCAGAGCGCGGTCGAGGTCGGCGGCTTTGTCAATCCCGCCCTTACCTTCGACGGGGAGACCGGGCTCATCCGTTACCCCGCCACCACCGGCTGGAACTTCCCGGACGCGGACTGGACCGTCGGCGCCTGGGTTTCCATCAAGAACCCGGCCGGGACCGCCTCCCAGTACATCATCTCGAGCGGATCCTACAACGGGCTGCAAACCTTCAATCTCCTTGTCTATGAAACATCGTCCTCGGGCAACGGCAGCGTCGTGGAATGCGCCGTCCGGGGCAGCGGAACCGGGTCCATCGTCACCGGACCTGTGCTCGCGTCTAACCTCGACACCGCCTGGAAGCTGTGGATCGTCGAACGCGTCAAGGCGACCGAGCTGATCAACATCTACATCCTGCCCATCAACGGTACCCGGACGCTTTACAAGTCTCTGAGCGTCGCCGGGCTGGGATCGATCACGCCCCCCGTCCTGACGGCACTTTCGACCAGGGCTCCCCCGATCGCGGCGAACGACCGCTGGCTCAACGGCAGCCTGCACAGCGTCTTCAAACTGGACGGCCTGCTGACCCAGGCGAACATGGAAGGTCTGGTCGGCGGCAATGACCTGATCACGAACCTCAACAAAAGTCCGGCCATCCTGACCAGGCTCAACACCCTGACGACCCCGATTCCCAACAGCGGCACCGCTGCCAATGCCTCTGCGTCCGTCATCGGCGGCGTCACGACGACGGAAGGGCCGGTGTTCGAAGTTCCCTCCAATGCCGTCCAGTTCAACGAAACCGCCATGGCCTACACGATGCCGGACAGTGCCAGCATGACCCTGCCGAGCGGCGACTGGACGCTCGGGTTCATGCTGGCGATGGACGACAACGCCGGGACGGCGGCGCAGTATATCTGGAGCACCGGCGGCTACGGGGATCCACACTCGATCAACATCCTGTTCTGGGAGGCCAGCAGCACTCTCACGCCTGAAAAGATAACCCTGTGCCTGGACGACAACGCGACGTCGATCGATCTCCAGGTCACCAGCACCAGCTCCGTCACGCCGACCGTCAACGGCTCGTACTATCTCTGGACTTTCGAAAAAGACAGTACCCTGGGAAAGATCAACTTCTACTACACGCCGATCAACGGTGTCCGCGTCCTGTTCCATTCCCACACGCTGAGTGCTGCGGTCGGCGTGCTCAACGCGCCGGCTGCGGTCTCGACGATCGGTGGACGGTGGTCTGGGGCGGCTCCGGCGGGCCGCTACTTCGGCGGACGCCTGCACCTGGCGTTTCAGATGAACGGCATCCTGAGCCAGTTCCAGACCCAGGACATCGCGCGGGGGAGGGACATGGTGACCCGGTTGAGCCTTGCGCCGACCTGGTACCATAAGTTCACCAGTGCCGCGACCACCCTCACAGACCTGAGCGGCAACGGCAATACCGCGACCCTGAGCGGTGGTCCGGCGGTCGTCGTCCCCGGCCCCAACTTCACGCCCAACGCCTAGGTCGCCGGGAGAACCACCATGCCAGACCAAACCCTCGACCAGCTTACCGAAAGCCCCAGCTCGGAAGAAACGGACAACCTCTACGCCACCCGGAATGGCAACTCGATCCGCATGAAGCTCGCGGTGGCGCTCTCGTCCAGGATCCCGGCAACCCGTCTCGTCGCCACCATCAATGGCATCAAGGGCGGTGGCGACGGTACCGCCAACAGGACCCACGAACTCGACGTCGACGGCCTGGTAGAGGATCTGGCGCCCGATCTTACGTCCGACTTCGTGCTCAGCCACGACACCTCGACCGGCCTGCCGCGCAAGGTCCGGATGACCCGGATCGCCGGAACCGGCACCGGAACCACAGCCAGCACGCCGGATTTCGCGGTGATCGCCTCTCCCGGCCAGACCTCGGTCTCGGCGGTGGCCCCGTCTGAAACCGTCAATTTCGTCGCCGGCTCCAACATCCAGATTCAGACCGACCCGGCAACCAAGACGGTCCGCTGGCTCTTGACTGGTCTGGCCTCGAGCACGATCTCCATCAGTGCCGGCGCTGGGATGACGGGTGGCGGCAACCTGACCGCAAACCGCAGCCTCGCCGTCGACATCGCCGGCCAGAGCGAGGACCTGACACCGGACCTTGGCGCGGACTATGTGATGACCCACGATGCGTCGAGCGGTCTGCTCCGGCGTGTCAAGCTTTCTCTTCTGTCGACCTCGTCCTTCACCCTGCTGACCGCGACCGCTACCCGGCTCGGCGGCATCCGGATCGGCAATGGCTTTACCTATGACGAAATCACCGGCATCCTGTCCGTCGTGCCGACCGGGACGTCCTACGTCCTGCCCGCCGCGACGGACACCGTTCGCGGCGGTGTCCGGGTCGGGACCGGCCTCACGGTTACCGGGGACATCCTGGCCAACGCCAACCCGACGCCCTACGTCCTGCCGGCTGCCGGGGTCAATGTCCTGGGTGGCATCAAGCAGGGGCCGGGCATCGAGATCGCGGCGGACGGCACCGCGTCTGTCAGCGGCGGCTCCAGCGGCACCGACAATTCCTTTCGTCCAGAGAGCTATGGCGCCATCCGGGGCTCCGGCTTGACCCAGGCCCAGCGGGAATCCAACACGTCCGCGATCAACACCTGCTGGACCCAGGCATCGATCGTCAAGGGCCGCGTCGACATGGGAGGCGGCACCTGGGAAATCTACGGAACCCTGAACCTGTCCAATACCACGACCTTGCGGATCGAAGGCGACTGGGCAACCATCCGACAGTTCCAAAGCTCCGTCTCGAACATCGCCATCACCAATGCTTCCCAGATCACGATGAGCGGCTTGCTTCTGGCCTACCAGAGCAACCAGACGACCGGCGCGGATCCGGTCATCGGGGAAACCTACCTCGCGGCACTCCGCCTCAATGCCGTTTCAAACTGCCGCTTCAGCGACATCGACACGGTCAACGGCTGGGTCGGCATCGGGCTGTCGGGTGGCGCCGGTTCCTTCTCCAACACCTTCACCAACTGCCGGGTCAACATGTCCACCGGGCAGTCCTGGGGTCTCGTCCACAAGACCGGCAACGCCAACAATTTCATCAACCTTCGGGTAACGGGCGGATTGTCGAGCCAAACGGTTTCCGGTGGCGTCCACGTTGGTTCCGCGGATCAGGTCACCTTCACGAACCTCGTGTGTGAAAGCCTCAGCGCGTTACGGCCGCTGTCCTTCTCCGGTGTCCGCGCCGCGACGATCACGGGCGCCGTGTTCAACCGGATCAGCCCCCGCGCCACGGTCGGCTTCGGAACGCTGGTCAGCGCCTCCCTCGGCGCGGTGGTCCAGATAACCGGCGTCCATGTCGCCAACACGACGCTCTCGACGGCCAGCCAATCGATGGCGGACGCCGTGCTGTTCGCCGGTGAGGATGGCGCCTCGTTCCTGGTCGCCAGCATGACGCTGACCGGCACCATCAAGGACGGGGCCACGCGGTTTTCCCTGCTCGGGCATACCAGCAGCGCCGCCGCCAAGAACGTGAGCGGGACCTTCCAACAGATCCGGCTCGATACGACCCAGGCCAGTCCGCATCTCATGGACGACCTTTCCATCGCCACGGTGGATCCGACAAGTGACTCCCTGGTCGGCCCGTTGCTGGCTTACAACAGCGTGCTGGGAGACGTCACCGGCTCCCTCTTCACGATCGGAGACGAGTCCCTGACGGTCTATCCCGGCGTCCAGGGCCGGCATGTCCAGTGCAATACCGCCCTGACCGCCGAGCGGACCGTCACCCTGTCCCGCTACATCGACCGGAGCTATGCCAGTGGCGCCTACACTGCCCCGAGGACCGTGCGGGGCGCCACCTTCCGAATTACCCGGACCGCCGTTTCGACCGGCTCTTCCCTGTTGACGGTGGCCAACCACAACGGTTCCTCGATCGTCGGCCTTGCGGCGAACCAGTCTGTCATCCTGGTCTTCGATGGCACGAACTTCGTGCAGGTTCCCGGTTCCCTCTCGACCGGCGGCGGTGGCGGCGCCACCGTCGTCTACGCCACCACGGCTGAGGCGATCACCGGAACCAGCACGACGACCGTCATGAACCCGGCCCGGACCAAGGAAGCGTTCAACGCGATGGCGACGGCCAACGAGATTACCGGCGTCGCCGGCCAGGTCCTAGGGTTCGACGCCTCCGGCAACGCCGCGGCGGTCAAGCTGACCCGAACAATCACGATCCCGCTGATCGGCGAATACATCCAGGTTACCACCGGCACCCAGGTACGCCGCATCATGATGCCGTTCTCGATGAAATTGACGGAAGTCCGCTTCTACATCGTCTCTGCCGGAACGACGGCGACGACGATGGACGTCAACGCAAATGGCGTGTCGATCCTCAACGCACCCGTCTCCGTCGCCGCCAACACCCAGTCCACCACGTCCAGCAACTTCACGGCCCTGAGTACGGGAACGCTCGCCGTCAACACGCTGGTCGACTTCGACATCGATGTCGCCGGAGCCGGAGCCAAGGGCGCTCAAATCACCTTGGTCGGGAACGAGATCTGACATGGCGGGGTATTTCAAGAGTCCGGCAGGTCGCTACCTCAGAAGCCCCGGCGGAAAGGCGGTCAAGGCTGGGACCTTCGTCGCTCCCGTGGCGGATCGCACCATGCTGCCGACGACCCTGACGGTGGACACCAGCGTTTCCTCCGGGACGGCGATAGCGGATCTCATCTTCTCCGGCTTCCCGGTGTCCGACGTCAATCCCTTCACCTATGAGTTCACCAACGAGTTCTCCGGAGTCTCCTACACCGCGACCCTGACCGGGAATGCCGGCGGGCGCGTTGCCCTGACCGGAAACTGGGACCAGGGATACAAGCTGGTCGCCGGATTAACCGCCATGGCTGCCGGAACCTACCCGATCACGATCCAGGTCAGCGGCTTCCCGGAGACCTTCACCATCACCCTGACGGTCACCTCAACGGCAACGGTGGACGAGGTCCTGTTTACCGCCAAGGTCGAGAACCACGACACCGTGCCTTCCTGGTCTGACCAGGAAATGTCAATTGGCCAGTGGTTCGCTCCGGGAGACGTCAAGCCGGGCCGCATCGCCGTTCTTTCCGTCGATGGCATCCGCGTGCCGCAGCAGCTTTCCAACCGGACCTACTGGCTCGACGGCAGCCTCAAGCTGGCGCAGGTCCGCTTCCTGATGCCGGTGGTCGCCGCAGCCGGAATCAAGACGGTGACATGGCAGGCAATCGACGGATCCTGGACCACGACCGATGCCCCCTTCCATACCCAGACCACGGCGATAACGTCGAAGGTCTCCCTCAACTATGCCTTCACCTCGTTCAAGGGCAGGACGGCGGCGGCTGTGCTGACCGCCGAGCGGGGGCCAAAAAACTTCAAGTCGGCAGACATGTTGGGCTCCGGTAACTCCGCCTGGGTCGAGCGCATCGTGGCCGGGCCGGTGTGCACCGAATGGCGGGCCAGCGACATGGCGACCGATGCTGCCGGGGTCCGCTCCGCGACCGAGAACCTCGGGGCCTTCCTCTACGCGCGGGCCTGGGGCGGCACCGTCAACAATCCGAAAAGAATCCAGTTCTTCTACCGATCGATCTATGGCTGGACGACCGACGTCGCGGCTGACGAGCAGGGCATCCGGGTCGATCTCAACCTGTCCGTCAATGGAACCGTGATCCGGGGAGCCGCCATTGGGACGACGGGATGGGGTGCCGTCAACGGCTGGAAGGGGGGATTCGTCGTCAGTGCCGGGTCTGAAGGAAAAATGGACTGGTTCGACGTCGCGACCAACGCCTTCGTGACGCCGCCGAGGTTGATCTACCGCCACGATATTCCGTATGGCGTCAGTGCAAAGTTCGTGCCGCCGTTCGATACCAGTAATCCATCGTTTCCCATGACACCGGCGGTCCATACCTACCTGCCGGGACGGCGCGGTCCGCTCCGCCAGACCCAGGACGATGTTTCTGATTCCGCAATGCTCTGCTGGACCACCGCCAAGCCGATGGCCTGGTGCATTGCCGCACATGCCCGCGCCACGGCACAGCAGGTCTCTGACCACCAGCGGCTGGCCCGCGTCGCTGGTTTCGGCATGGGAGCGATGACCAACGTCTCGTTCAACCGGACGACTCGGAAGATCGCCTGTTACCTGCCACCGGTGAAATCAACCAACCAAGCGGTCATCGGGGCTTCCGTCTGGAACGGTACCAAACCGGCGCAAGCCCCGGAATCCCTGCGGTTCGGCAATCCCGCGAGTGCCGATACCACCAGGGCGGAGATAGAGCATCTCGACAGCGCTCATATGCCGCAGCTTGCCCTGTGGCCGTATATCTCCGAGGGAGACCAGCACTGGCTCGACCTGATGTATCACGAGGCGACGTTGCCGGGGCTGAACGAGACGGCGGCCTATGGTTTCTATGGAACATCGGACAGGCTGAAGATCCCGTTCGGGGGAATCGTCTGGCGCGGTCAGATCCGCGGCGTCGGACATACCGCCCGTCCCATTGGCAATGCGCTGGGCGCCGGCAACCCGGCGGATCCGCATTGGGTCATGATTCGAGACATGCTCGACCACTGGGCGGAGATGACCGAGGAACTGCCGCTCGAGGAAGACGCGTGGCGCGGCGGCCTGGCAAAAACGGACGGTCGGCGCTTTTCAGATTTGAAACTGCTGTGGCCGAACAACGAGCCAACCTATAAAGTTTGGATGCATACTTTTGGATTACACGCAACTGCATACGCCTTTGGTATCAGTGAGTACCCGCGCCTCAAGTCCCGCGCCGAGTGGTGGGCGCACTGCCCGACCGTGATGGCGGGTGGCTGGCACAACGACACCACGCCCGAGTCCTACGTTATGAAGCCGGACCCACTGGCGGCAGCGGACTATTCCGACGTCTGCATGTCGTCCCCTGGAAACGGCGTGATCGGGACCTCGACGATCGAGGATCGGCGGTACTGGCTTTACGGCCAGTGGAAGAGCGTCGTGACGGCGACGACCTATAAGGCCGACAACCAGACGCTGTCCTGGGCCGGTCCGATGCAGGGCACGACCGAGATGATGGATGGCATGATCATCACGATCACCGGCGTTCGGGAGGCCAACGAGCCGTTCTGGGTCGCAGACATGACGAAGATGCCGGGGCTCCTGACGCGCAACATCCCCTACTACGCCGTCCAAAGCTCCGGCCTGACCTGCAAGATCTCGCTGTCTCCCGGCGGCAGCCCGGTCACCTTCAACACCTCCGGCGTCGATATCGTCGGCGCCTGCGTCCGAACGGCGGTCGGTGGACTGCATCCGCTGAGCACCGGCGCCCACGTATCCGTCGATGCCAACAACTACCTGATCCAAGTCTACGCGGCCTTGTCGATGTATCAGCACTACGTCGCGCCCACGAACCAGCGCGTGCTGTTGGCCCGCCAAAAACTCTTCAACTTAAAAAATACGTCCGCGGCTCCCAACGCCTGGGACGAGAGGGGTAAGGTTACCGTGCCCTTGACCCTTCCCTGACCGCCAAGATCGGACAGAAGATGACCCAAACCACCCCGAAACAGATCCAGGACGGGGCAAGAGACATCCCCGTCGCCGGTGCCGGGATAACGGATCTTGGTTGATACCTATGTCAACCTGCTCCGTCCCGGAGGGGCCTGGATTACCGGCGGCCCCGGCACGGTAACGATCGGCAGCGTAAACGGCCAGATGACGATCGTCGCGGATGGCACCGGCCTGGTATATGCGCGCCGTGGCGTCACGACCCAGGTCAACAAGACCTACCAACTGACCTGGAGCAACGACACGACCACCCTGATGTTTCGGCAGATTGGCACGGCGGAGGGATTGGGGGACATCCGGGCGGCCAACGTCTCCGCCATCGGGGACAACAAGATCGAGTTCGTCGCGACCACCACCACCACCTGGGTCAGCTTCCAGAGAACCACCGCCGCATCCGTCACGATTTCATCCCTGCTTCTCCGGGAGATCCCAGCCGGCGCCAGCAGCGCGCGCCGGCTGAACGGCAAGAACCAGTATCTCAGCATCGATGCTCAACTGTCTGCGCTTAGGCTGTCCAATGCGAATTGGTATATCGGTGGGTTCGTGTCGTTCAACTACATGCCGATCGCCGGTGTATACTTTATGGATTTCGGCAGGCTGGATCCCTCGTCTCCGTCCGGCGGCGCAGGCCGGGTTCGACTTTTTTACGACGTCGACCAGGACAAGATCTCATGCTCCTCATCGGACAGTGCCGCGACGATCTACCGGGAAAACTATCTCATTAAAACCCTTGCACTCGACACCTGGTACTACATCGGGATGACGGCGCTCACCAACGCGGATGTCCTCGTCAGGGTGGGGACGGAGAAAGGCTCAAGTTACATTGGGACCATCGTCCCCACCGTCTCGGTGAGTGACGTGTGCCGCGTTCTTCAGTTCGGTGCCAAGGTCGTCAATCCCAGGAGCAGTTTCTCTCCGTGCAATTTCAGCAACTGGATTTGGGCCTCAAACTGGATCCCGTCCGATGTCCAGATCAACCTCCTGGCGGGAGGAACGCCGCCAGCCGAAGTTCCTGGCCTTGCCGCTCCGACCGGAGCCACCCTCTATCACTGGCCCATGTTGGGAGCCACAACGGAGCCAAGCCTGATAGACACTGCCGCACCCCTCGTTTCGAACAGCACCTACGGATCGATCGTTTCCGTCGTCGGGCCGGTTCTCAACGTCACCGCTACCGTCGTTCCGCCGCAGCTCGACGTCATCATCACCTGAAGGAGCGACGACATGGCCCTGCTCCTCCAGAACGGAAGCTACCTGCAACTGCAAACCGGCGGTTCCGCCTCGGGCAAGATACTGCTGAAAGGAGATCCTGGAGCCGTGTTCCATGCCCTAGCCCCGCCATGGCGGACAGCCAACTTCGGGGACGGCACCACCATCGTCTCCTGGACCTCCGCCCTGGATCCATCAGAACGCAAGATCTACACCGTCAACGCTGCCACAGAACTCAACGGCATCAACGACACGATCAGTTCCGTCAACGTCGAACTCTCCGGCCTGGCGGCTCTGGTCGGCCTCAGGATCTACGGTGTTACCAACGACCTGACCCAGGTCAGCATCTGGTTCGAGATCAACCCGGCGGACCGGGCTCGGCCGGGTTGGGCATCTCCCGGAGAGACCCATCTTGTCACGGTCACCATCACATCGATGGGTGGTCACATCTTCCAGAGAGACATCAGCCTCAGGATTCTCCAGCTATAGGTAGCGCCATGGTCTTCGAGGTTCCCCAGCAGCAGGAACGCTACAAGGACACGGGTCGCAGAGAAATCGTCCTGCTTGGACGCACCGTCCTGGCTAGTCTCGTGAAGCTGAAGGAAGCCGACGCCAACGCGCTCAGAGCTTCCCACGAGATTTTCGTCGAGAAGTTGCCTGGAGTTCCAAACCAACAACTCCAGGGACAGGTAATAAACTTTGACGGTCGCGACTACCGCGTCATCAAGGTTACAGATCCCAAGATATCGGATCCGGTCATGCGCGGGCGCTACTTAAGATTGATATCCACTGCCGTGGCCCCCGACTAGAAGCCATCCACCCCAACGTCCCGCCCGCCCGGAGAAATCCGAGGCGGGCTTTTTCATGATCGGAGTTCTGACATGGCCCTAAAGATCACGACCGGCACCGCGGATTCGATGCTCACCACCCTGGCGACATCGCTCAACTCCGGCCTTCTTCGGATTTATTCCGGGACAGAACCGGCCACCGCCGACACGGCCTTGTCCGGCAATACCCTTCTCGCCCAGCTCACATTCGGGGCGACCGCCTTCGCCGCCGCGACGGCTTCGGGAGCGGACCGCATCATTACCGCCAATGCGATTACACAGGATAGCAGCGCAGATGCAGATGGCACCGCGACTTTCTTCCGCGCCACCAACACCGCCGGGACAACCACGATATACCAGGGAACGGTCGGCACCAGCGGCCAGCAGCTCAACCTGACGGCAACCAACATCGTTGCCGGCGGCGTCGTCAGCGTCTCTTCCCTATCGATCACCCTGCCGACGGCCTAACATTTCCCCTGACATGGGGGAAACCCAATGACGACCTACTACGTCAAGAACGGTGGCAACGACAGCGCCGACGGTCTGTCGGATGCCACTGCGTGGGCATCCCTTGGCAAAGCCGCCGGAGCCAATATCGGGGCCGGGGACTCCGTGCTGTTCAAGCGCGGCAGTCGTTGGAGAGAGGAGTTTGTCTGTTACAAGGGCGGGAGCAGTGTGTCCTCCCGCCTTACCTTCGGAGCCTATGGCACCGGCACAGCGCCGATCATCGACGGCTCAGACATCATCACCGGCTGGACGATGGAGTCTCCATCCGGCGGTTCATCCGGAGAGGACTTTACCGACACCAGCGGTTCCCGGCCCATTGCCTGGTGGGGATTTTCGGAAACCACCGGCACGCGGGCCAGCACGGCGGGAACCGGGAACGGACTCGTCCCGAGCACAAATTCGCCGACGCGCGGGACTGGCCCCCACGGTCAGTTCTCCGCGGAGTTCGTCAAGGCGTCCTCCCAGCAGTTCACTCTGGCGGAAACCTCCATGACGGCCGATTTTCCCGGTCGGTCAACTGTGCCGAACGCATCGGTCACGGTCGGGGGCTGGGTCCGGGTCGACGCTGAGACGGCCGGCGACGGCGGGATCCTTTCCAAGGACACCAACTACCAGATCATGATCGAGGGCAGCGTTGTCCAGTTCCGGGTATTCGGGGCGAACAACGCCGGGGCGGCGGCCTCCGGGGATAGCACGACCTACAGCGCGGGAACCTGGAGGCATTATGTCGGGCGCTGGACGGCGGGTACCGGCGAGACCGTCCTGTTCGTCAACGGCGTCAAGAAGACCCCCGCGACGATTACCACCAGGAATACCTCGACTGGGGCCTTCCAAGTCGGCAACGCCACCTTCAAGTCTAATTTCGACGGCGCCCTGACCGAACTGTTCGTTTTCAATACGGCCCTGACCGATGCCCAGATCGCCTCCATCTATAACAGCGGGCTGAATGGCTCCAGAACGCAGGTCGGACCGACCTACTACTACAAGCCCTTTACATCGAAACCCGGCGGCGTCTTCAGCGACGGCAATCCGCTCAGGCTCGTTGACCTCAAGGCGGACATGGGCCTCGGCAACGAATGGTGGGATCCGGTCAACTTCAGGCAGTATGTCCGTCTTGCCGGTGATGACGCCCCTTCCGGCCACACCATGGAAATCGGGATAAGAACCTATCCCATGCGTATCCAGGGGACGGATCACTGGACGATCGAGGATATCTGGGTCAGAGGAGCCTACAAGGCAAATATTTTCGCAGACACGAACAACGACGGCATCGTCCGCCGATGCATACTCACCCACGCTTCCGAAAACGGCGTCCACATCTATACCCACACGAACCTCAGCACACAGGGGTTCGAAGTCAGCAACAACGTGTGCTATGCGAACGGCGCCTGTGGGATCACGGTTGCCGGACAAAACGCGATATCCATGGCTGGCATTCGCATCCGCAACAATGAAACATACGGCAACTGCTGGCAGCCGAGACGAAAAGAAAATGACGAGTTTTCCTTTACCGGTGGCATCCGGCCGATCGGCAGGGAGATAAACGACTGCATCATCGAGGATAACTACGTTCACGACGAGGGTATAGATGGCAACTATTCCCACGGCTGCGGTATATGGTTCGATACCGTAGGATTGAACTGTATTGCCAGGCGCAATCGTGTTGAGAGAACGTCATCCTGGGGCATCCAGATCGAGGACTGTAATTCCGTTAAAGCACACTCAAACGTTGTCGTTGGAACCGTTTATTACCCAGGCATAGCCATCATCAGGAACTGTGACAATAATCTCGTTTATAATAATACACTGGTTAACTGCCAAGGGGGGTTCAACTTCTCCAATGGTGGCGGCGGATCTCACTTCGCCGGGAACCAGATCTTCAACAACATCGTCAGCCAAACGACAGGCCGTGTCATCCTGGCGGATACCGGGGTCAATACCGCCGCGAATGTTTCCTTCAACAAAAACCTCTTTGGACCGGCCAGAACCAACTTCATCTACTGGAACGACGACTACTCCAGCTATGCGGCCTGGGAGCAGGCCCTGGATGGCGCGAGCAATTCGATCCAAGTAAACCCGACCTTTGTCAACGCCGCCGCTGGGGATTACCATCTTGCGGTTGGATCGTCCGGCCGGAGCGCCGGTGCCGCCTTGCCGGCGGGGACGCTGGATTTCGTCAAGACGGAGTTCTCCGGCACCCCCAGCGTCGGGGCGCTGGAGCTGTCGTCCGCGACTACGATCCTTGGAACCTCTGCGGTCCGTCTCTCCGCCCTGAGAGGGGCCGGCGTTGGAACCCGCGTTCTTCCCGCCCTGGTCGCCACGTCCGCCGTGCGCTTGATCTCCCTGACCGGAACCGGTTTCGGCACCCGGACGATACCGGCGAAAGATGCCACCTCCGCCGTGCGCTTGACCGCCCTGCGCGGAACTGCGACGGGGACCGCGAGCCTGCCGACCTTCAGGATTGGCGTCTCCGCCGTTTTCCTGACCGCGTTGCGCGGCACCGCCACCGGTGCCCGGACGATCCCGGCGCGGACCGGGACCTCCGCCTCCAGATGGCCGAACCTTTCCACGCTGGCCCTCGGGACGACCGGCACGACGTCCGCCAGGATCGGTGCCTCTGCCGTGCGCCTGACCGCCCTGCGCGGAACCGCCATTGGCGCCAGGGCCATTCCGACGCGCACCGGTACCTCGGCCGTCGTCTGGCCCAAGCTGTCCGTCTCCGCTCTCGGGACAGCCGGAAACCCAACCTCCAGGATCGGCGTTTCTATCGTTCGCTTGGTGGCGCTGCGTGGCCTCGGGAACGGCACCAGGACGGTCCCCAACAGGATTGGCACCAGCGCCATCAGGTGGCTGAAGTTCGTCCATGCCGCACTCGGACTGCGGACGGTTCCGGGCGGCTTCGACATTGTTCCCCATATCAATGCTCCGGCCTGGAGAACCGCTGACTTTGGCGACGGCAGCGCGCGGGTGTCCTGGCGTTCCGCCCTCGATCCGGGAGAGAAGAAAGCCTACACCATCAACTGTGGCACGGAACTTGCCGGGGAAAACCGGATCGAGATCGTCAACGTTGCCCTGTCCGGCCTGGCCGTGCTGGCGGGGCTCCGCATCCGGGCGATGAGCAACGACTTGACCAACGTCACGCTTTGGCTGGAGGTCAATGCTACGGACAGAACGCGGCCCAACTGGAACGGAGATGGAGAAACCCACACCCTGACTTGCACCATCGACGTCACGGACGGCCAGCGCTTCGAGCGGGACGTGGCCATCCAGATCAAGCAACTCGGCCAGTGACAGTATCCACCAATCACAAGACCCTGAAAGGAAGATGACATTATGGCCGTTCTCTATGACGTAATAGCGTTGTTTGAAATGCTGTATCCAGATATTCCTGTGCAGTATACTGTTCCATCACCAACGTGGGAGCAAGTAGATGTAATGGCAATGGAGCAAATTCCTCAATGGCAGGGAGTCAGAGCTATACTGGATACTATGGAATTCAAAATTACGGCTGGTGTTAAAACCATCTACCCTCCAACACAGCCGTGTGACGAAGAGGTTATAACTAATGCTGCACGGGGGGTTAATGTGACTGTTGGTGACTTTTCCAATCTTCCTTAACTAATCAGGAAAGATAAGACAATGGCAAATACCATGGATGTCGCCACCCTGTTCGCCCTGCTGTACCCGGACATTGAGATTGTCTACGCCAATCCGACGACCATCAGTGAATCGACCATGTCCCAGATTCCTCAGTGGAGAGGCGTGCAAGCACTGCTCTTGACGGTCGAACAGAAAATTTTGCAGGGAGTCAGGGTGAATTATCCCTTGGCCCAGCCGCTCAACGAGGGTGGTGTCCTTCAAACCCTGATAGAGGTTCCTGCCGTCACGCCGTAACAGGGAATCCGGAAGAGGCTTGGCCCCATGGTAAATACAAAGATCTCCGCGCTGCCCGTCGCGACCACCCCTGTCGCCGGAACAGCCAAAATCCCCATCGTCCAGGGCGGGGCCACCAAAGTCACGACGGCGGCAGATCTCCGGAACACGCCCGAGCCGTTTGTGATGACCGCGCAGGCGACCGGCAGCGTAACCGCGTCTGAGACGAATACGATCAAGATGTTCGCCAGATCCTATTCCGGGCGCATCATGCCCGAGTTTGTCAGCGAAACCGGAGTTGATTGCTTCCTTCAGCCATCCTTGATCAACAACAACCTCATGCTGTGGCAGCCGTCCGTGGGAACCGTCGCCGGCACGATCCTGGGGAACACATTCACGTCCGTGGGGACGGCGAGTCATCCGGTTCTTGCTTCAACCAATATACAAACGGCGATGCGTCGCACCAACTGGGTCACTACGGCGACAACGGCTGCTACCACCTGCGGGATACGCGGAAACGTCCCACAGATTTGGCGCGGCAATGCCGCGAACCTCGGCGGATTTCATGCATTTTTTCGCTTCAGCCAGAATACCAATCTGTTGGGACACCAGACATTCGTCGGACTGGCGGTGTCCACGGCGGTTCTGGGCGGGGACCCATCGGCGCTGACCGACATGATCGGTATCGGCTATGACGGAGCGGATGCCATCGTGAACGGCTGGCAGCTCATGCGGAACGACGCCACGGGTGCCGCAACGAAGGTATCCCTCGGATCCTCTGCTCCCAGAGACACCAGCACAGTCCTTGATCTCTCCCTCTACGCCCCGGCCAACGCATCGTTCATCGGGGTCCGGGTCTACAATCAGAGCACCCAGACGGTCGTTCTGGACAACGTCGCCTACACCACCGACCTGCCGACCAATACGGCGTTCTTGAACTTCCACGTCCAGACCCGCGTCGGCACCGCTGGAGCGAACCAGAATCTTCAACTGAATAAAATCTATATCGATTCCGATGTCTGACCGTCCCCATCCGGGAGCCGCGCCCATGGCCGATGTCCATATCCTAGAGATGCGGCACCCCCTCTGCCGGAGATCCGCGACCGGGACCGTCTTCCATGGGTGAAATCCTGATCCTGATGGAGAGCGGGGATACCCTCCTCGCCGAAGACGATTCACTTTTACAGCAAGAGCCGCCGCCTCCAGCGGAAAACTTTACGGATGGCACGGGGGTAAAGCCGGTCGCGTGGTGGTATTTCAGCGAGACTTCCGGCAACAGAGCCAGTTCTGCCGGATCCAGCGATGTCCTGGTCCCCAGCGCCAGCGCACCGACTCGCGGTACCGGGCCGCACGACTATTACTCAGCCGAGTTCGTCAAGGCATCGTCCCAGCAGTTCAATCTTGCCGATGCCAGTATGTCGTCGACCTTCCCAGGCAAGAACGGCCTGACGAACGGCGACTTCACGATGGGCGGCTGGATGCGCGTCGACAGCGAAACCAGCGGTGACGGCGGCATTTGGTCGAAGGACACGAACTTTCAGTTCGTTGTCGAAGGCCCGGTGATCTTCCGGATTTTCTCCAGCGGAAACGGTGCCACTGGCTATTCCTACGATGACGCGGGGATGTCCTACGGGACGTGGAAACACTATGTCGGCCGCTGGACGGCGGCAACCGGTGCCGTCGAGCTTTTTGTCAATGGCGTCAAGCAGTCGAGGGTGGATACCGTCTCCACCCGCAATACCTGGACTACCGATATGTTCGTCGGTAACGCAACCTTCAAAAGTAATTTTGACGGTGCGCTTGCCGAGCTTTTCGTCTTCGACAGCGCTCTCACGGACGATCAGATTCTATCCATTTACACGAATGGACTGGACGCGCGGCGAGCGGTTGTTGAAATCAGCGGCACCAGCGCTGTCATCTCTCCAAAGCTTACCGGTACCGCGTCCGGTTCAAGGACCATTCCGGACCGAACCGGCACAAGCGCCGTCACATCGCCTAAGCTTACCGGCACCGCAACCGCTTCAAGGACGATCCCAAGTAGGACCGGCACCAGCGCTGTCATCTCTCCAAAGCTTACCGGTACCGCGACGGCTTCAAGGACAATTCCAGACAGGGCAGGCACCAGCGCCGTCACATCGCCAAAGCTTATTGGAGCCGCGTCCGGTTCAAGGACCATCCCGGACAGGACCGGCACCAGCGCCGTTATATCGCCGAAGCTTACCGGCACCGCAACCGCTTCAAGGACGATCCCAGACAGGATAGGTACCAGCGCCGTATCCCTATTCCCTGTCCTCCACGTCGCCAACGTCCAACACTATGCTGGAAACGAGTTCTCCTACGAATTCTCCAGTGAGTTCACCGTTCAGACCATCGACGCACTAAGCGGCACGTCGGTCTCAACTCTTCCAAAAGCCACCACGACCGCGACCGGCGGCAGAAGCATCCCGGACAGGATCGCCAGCGGTGCCGTCACATGGACAAAGCTGACCACGGCTTCCAGCGCCAGCCGGACCATCCCGGACAGGATCGCAATCTCAGCCGTGACTTGGCCGAAGCTTACCGGCGTGGCGGCAGGTTCCAGAACCATCCCAAACAGGACAGCCACCTCCAGCGGAATACTGCCCAAGGCGACGGCGGCTGCGGCCGGAGCCAGGACGATCCCAAATCGGACAGGGACATCCTCTGCGACCTTGGTTGCCCTTTCCCAGACGGCGACGGGAAGTCGTCTGGCCCCGACGGTTATCGGCATCAGCGCATCCACGGTGCCAAAGGCAACGGGCAGCGGTGCCGGTTCCCGGACATCGCCGGCCAGGACTGGCACCAGCGCTGTAACGCTGCCGTTGCTTGGTCACAGCGCTCTGGGCGGGAGATCCCTGCCCGGCAACACAGGCGCCTCGGCTATCATCCTGCCAATCCTGACAGGCACCGCAGCAGGCATCAGAACAGTACCGGCACGCACAGGCGGAAGCGCCGTCGTCCTGTCTGCACTGACCGGCACCTCTGCCGGGACCAGGACGATCCCCCAGAGAACCGGCTCCGGCACCGCCACATGGCCCAAACTGACGACGGTAACCGTCGCCTCCCGGACCATCCCGGTGCGTTCCGGCACCATCTCCGTGACGTTGCCGAAAGCGACGAGCACCGCCACCGCGTTCCGGACCCTGCCCGACCGAACCGGCGGCAGTGCTGTCAGGTTGTCGTCCCTGGCAGGGGCCGGGACCGGCTCACGGACCGTCCCCGCCCTCTCCGGGAACAGCGCCGTGACGTGGGTTAAGCTGGCCGGTCTTGGCTCAGGAGGGAGATCTATCCCGACCAGATCCGGCACAAGCATTTCGATCCTGCGCTTTCCACAGACAGCGGCAGCCGGCTCCCGCACTCCTCCGATGCTGACCGCTACGTCGCTTGGGGCGCTGCCATTTCCCACTCACGGCGCCGCCGGTCAAAGAAGCCCGCCGGAGCGCATCGCCAGTTCAGGCGTCACGCTGCCTATGCCGACATCGTCGGCGACCGGGGCCAGGCAGCCTCCCGAGGCCATTGCGGTCTCCGCCGTCACGCTTCCCAAGCCGACCGTGGTCGCGATCGGCTCACGACAGCCCCCAGCAGCCGTCGTCACCAGTACCGTGACGCTGCCCACCATGACAGCGGCCGGAGCGGGCTCCCGCACGATCCCCATCCGAACCGGAAGTTCAAGCTCCACGGTCTCCAAACTGAGCCACTCCGCCACTGGACAGCGCGGTATCGGTGGACTCGATGGCCTCAGCAGCACCCGGTTCCCGAAACCGACCGGCACCGGCACGGGGTCCAGGACGATCCCGGCGCGGACGGGAACGTCGGCCACCATCCTGCCGTTCCCGCTGGTCTCCTCCCTGGGCATCCGGATCGCCCCGGCAGCCGTCGGCACTTCCGCCGTCACGCTGCCCAGGTTGGGCCATGCGGCAGCCGGAGAGGCATTGCTGCCCGGCATCTACGCGGACAGTTCCGTCACCCTGCCGACCCTCACCGGAAGTGCGGCCGGGACCCGCTCAATCCCGTCCAGGGTTGCCACCGGCTCTGTCAGGTTCCCGACCTTCCGCACCAGTTCTGACGGGTCCAGGACGATCCCGCAGCGGACGGGATCAATCTCCGGCGTCCTGCCCTTCCTGCGCTCCAGCGGACAGGGACAACCGTTTCCACCCGGCATAACCGGCACGTCTGCTCTTTCCCTTTCTCTCCCGGCTCACGTCGCGGACGGCGCCACCATCCTTCCGATCAGGAACGGCGTCAGCCAGGTTGTCCTGCGTCGTCCAACCCATAGCGCGGAAGGCATTACTTCCCTGCCGCTCCGGGACGCGACCAGCTCCGTTACCCTGCCCTTCCCCCATCATCAGGCGGCGGGGAGATTCGTCGTTCCGGGCGCTATCGACCTTGTCTGGGAAGTGCAAATGGAGGGCGGTACGCTGGCTCCGGACGCATCTCTGTCGGGAGCGGCATCCGTCGAGGTGGACATGGGCGGCGGGAAGTCTCCGGACGTTTACCTGATCGCCACCGTTTCCGCGGCCCCCCAGTAATTCGAGTAAGGACCATCCGATGGATTTCACGCTCTATCAGGGAGACACCAAGCGCCTTCACTTCTCCCTGAAGCGGGACGACGGAACAGCCCTCGAACTGACCGGCGCCACGCTGCGATGGCAGGCGTCCAAGCTTAAGGCCACCGGCGTATTTTCCTCGACTCCCGTCCTCCAGAAAACCGAAACCGACGGCATCCAGATCGACGACGAGACCGGCGGTCTCGTGACCGTCGTTCTCGAACCGGAAGATACGGTGAACCTCAGCGGTTTATTTTACCACGAACTCGAGGCAATCGATGCCAGCGGAGACGTGGCCACGGTCTTCACCGGAGAGTTCGAGATCAAAAAAGCCCTCATCAAACCCCCTACCTAAGGAACCCCAGGTCATGAACCTGATCACCCTGATCGTCGTTCTGGTCGTCGTCGGCGTTGCTATGTACCTGATCAACAGCTACGTGCCGATGGATCCGAAGATAAAAAACATTCTCAACGTTGCCGTCGTGATTTTCGTCTTGCTCTGGTTGCTCGTCACATTCCTGGGAGAAACAGGTATCGGCAATGTCGGGAGCACCAGGCTCGACTGAAGCTTGATGTCTGAAAACCATCTCCGATCTCTTGCCTGGAGCGCGCGGGGTTGGCTTTTGGAAAGGGCGGTTCCTCGCGGGACCGGCCTTCTTTTTGAGGATATGGAAATGGCGTTCATCGTCGAAACGGGTGTGGGGCTTGAAGGGGCAACGTCATACGTCACGGTCGAATTTGCTGACGGATTTTCTGCCTCCAACGTCGACGGCCAGGACTGGGCCGATGTTGACCTGCCAGACAAACAGATCCGCATCATCACGGCGACCCGCATGATCGATACCTCGTTCGATTTCTTCGGCCACCGTGTATCCAGGCTTCAGGGACTGGAGTTCCCGCGCTGGGGTCTGAGAGACCGGGATGGCTTCATCATCCCCGCCGCTCCGCTGCCGAACTTCCTCAAATGCGCCACCGCCGAACTGGCCCGCATCCTGGGAGGAAGGTTCGATGCCGG